AAAATCATCCGCTATGAGATATACAGTTATCAATGCTTGCAGGCGGGGAATAGCGAGGAAGTATGCGGTTGAATTACTTTTTACTTTCCCGCTTCCCTCTCACTTCATCCTGCGATAATACACAAGCAGCCAGTCGTTTAATCTCGCGCAAGGTCGGCATATATCCACCCATTATTTTTGCCGCCAGACTGGACATGGCGTCGGAAGATTGCTTTTTACTTTTCATTGCATAATTCCTCAAGCCTGACAGCCTGTTCTACGATGTAGACGTTTTGGCATTTGTTGCACTCAAAACCATTATCACCATCCTTGCCAGTAAACCAACATGGATTTATTGCCCCGCAATGCGGGCATGGTTCTGTTATAGTATTATGGAGTGATTTTTTTGCAGAACGCATTGTATTTTTCGTTATGCGCCACCGACCAGTTCAAATCTTCTTCATCCATCCCGGCAACTGCATCATCAGAAAATAGATGCTCTGAATCGTAGGCACATTCCGCTGTATACAAAAACTTTTCCTCGCACCACCACTTAAAGAGGCAGAGTTTATTGGTAAAGAGCGCCGTACTGCTGCCTGCGCTAATTATCGTTGCGGCTGTTTCGATGCCTGCGCAGCCACTTACGTTTATCAATAGCAGACATACGAGCAACCTTTTCATCAATCGTTTTGGCATCTTGCTTGACCTCCAGTAATTTATCCTTGGTTTCGTCTCGTTCGGCCAACCTGCCGTACCTGATAGCGATCCAGAGAAGACCACCCACAAGAAGGAAAGCGCCAAAGTAAGGCCAGTAAGCGGTCATCGCCAATCCATTAACGCGCCCATGGCAACGATTAATATAATGCCTGTTGCCATCCCGGCAATGAAATCAGGAGCCAGCCACCACCAGCTAATCATTTTGCGAACCTGCTATATAATTCGCGCATATGATTCACCGTTTCGGCTTCTTCTATCTTGCGTTTCACGCGCTCGACGTGGGCTTCGTGGGAAAAAATACCGCACAGAAATGCGACAGGAAGCCACCACCAGCTAATCACGAACTCGCCTTGACCCAGCCGCGTGAAACGACATAAGCGGCCACGGAACCGGCTACGCTGACCATGACCTCAACCGGCAGATGCCAACCGAACGCCTGGTTGAGTAACGGTATTAATGCGGCAGCCACCGTGCCCCAAAATTCGGTCGTTTGCCAACCAGTTTTTACTTCTATTGATGTTGCCATAATAATCTCCTGAGTCTATGACTCTTTGAATTTTACCGGACGCTGATCGCACTTCTTCTGCACCAATCCGATGCCTTTGCCACTGTACTGCTTAATCAACTCGTTATCAAATTCCTTGCTTAAGGCCCGCTTCTGGCAGACTAAGGGGGTTGCGTATACCCCCGGCACTTGGGCCTGCTCCGTGTGCCCATCGTTAAAAATCAGGGTCAGGACAATAAGCCATTCAACCATGTCATGGATACGACCATACCCACGGTCGTCCTTCAGTTTCCAAATCATCGAGATGCAAATAGCGCCCCGTGTGGGGGCCATGTTGCTTGACCCCAATGCCGGTCATGCCCAAGGTGATAGAAATATCCATTAAAAGAAAGGCTTCGCGCCCTGAAATGATAACATCAACCGCCCGCCCGGTCGTGTGTGGGCCGGAATCCCCGGTAGCAGATACTGATTTATTATGTTCAGGACACCGATAGGCGCTGGACAACCGCAGTGGCATGGCAAAAGACATGCGGATGCTATCCAGCTTGTCCATAAAGCTTTTAACCATGAGCGCCTTCCCGCATCCGCAATGACAGGTCAACTCGCTGGTCTTGAAAAAATGAGATTCGTTCACGATCATGTCAATTCCACCACCCACGAATCGAGCCATACACAGCCAAGGCAATGAAGCCCATAAGACAAAATTTCCAGACCAGATTAACCACGCCCTTGCCAGCATTGATATAGAGTTCACTTTTTGCCTTCTCCCATAATTTTTCAGCGATTAAATCGGCTTCTTCTTCTGAAATTTGGCGGCGGCGGTCTGGTATTTCGTCCGACATTGGTTATACTCCATTTATGAAGATTCTATTACTCATTTTGTGTCTGTATCTTTCTTCTTGCGCTGCGCAATTACAAAAGATGAATCCGGATTGGACGGATGAAAATCAGTGGGCCTGGTTTTTGACGATGTTTCCATAGTATTAATGATAGGTATTATCATCTTCATCGTCAATTAATGGAATGATGGAAGCAATCAACATCAGTAAATTATCATCATTCTTGCGCCGTTTCTTCTTTTTCTCCCCAATTTGAGGTATAAAGAAAGTACCTGTACCGCCTCCGCCTGAAGGAGTTGGCGGAGGTGTTGGCGGCGTAACATCAACAGAAAATCCGCCTACCGCGCCAGAAAATGAACCTCCAGAAAAATTACCGGGCATCTTTAATTGTCACGCCTTGATAAAACATCAGGCTATAGCGTCTCCATCAGTTTTTTCTGGTTCTTCCAGTTGTTTCAATTTCGTCTGCAAAACAGCATTATCCGCCGCCATCTGTGCGCAGCGTCGTGTAAGTGCAGAGATGACGTGCTGATATTCAACAGCCATTGCTTCAATACGGGTTTCGAGTTCGGTCATGTGATGGTTACTCCGGTGGCGTTGGCGTTAATGACTTCTGCTAAAACTTGGCAGGTATGGTTGGTGGATGAGCCTGAACCGCGTGAAATAGTCACATCAATGGTAAAGGTCTGTGTCGCGCTAACCGCGCCGCTTATAGCGGAGGCCGCTGCTGTAATCGTGATGGTGGCTGCCCCTGCAACCGATGAAGTTGCGCTGCCATATGCGGTAGAAAATGTGGCGACTGTTGCCACTCCCGCTGTTCTGGCAATCGCTATATCATAGGCAATCGTGCCAGTGGCTTCATTGGCGCCTATCGCCCCACCCGCCCCCAAAGAACCTTCCAAGGTGACTTTTATCGCAGCGGAATGCGCGGCGTTTGGAACCGTGACTGTAAAAGTAGCGGTAGCCACGGCATCGGCGATCGCGGTAATGCTTTTTATAACGGTATCAGCAGAGGCGACAACGCCAAGAGAAGCCCCGCTCGCAGTAGCTATTTTTGAAATAGTGCGTAATTTTAGGTCTCTGAATGTTCCTGCTGCGTTACTATTAACTTCAAGTATACCGGCGGCATTGCGTTTAATTCCTACATCATTTGTCGCGCCATAAGTGCCATTATTCCATGCTAACTGTACCCCAGAATTAAGTACTACCGCCGATGCGGTGAAAGCTACTCTTGCGGCTGTTTGAAAAATCACAACAAGATCAGTATTTGTCCCCGCCCCGAAACCTGATGAACCACTACCTCCGCCTGCGGCACTAAACAATAGACCTGCAACCGTATTAGAAACCGCCATCGGCACAGTAACTTGCCCGATTTTTGATACGGAAAATAAATTTGTAGCGCCTGCCGCCCCGCCTAGTATCTGGAATGCCAAAGACGCGGCGGCAGAAGCGGTGTCGGTAATGGTGAATTTTAATCCGCCATAAGTTACATTATTGGAAACCCATGTCTGCGTAATCAGCAGAGGATTAACAACCGCGCTACCTGACTCTATTTTTATTTGTGTTGGTGTGGGTATTAAATCTAAACTTGGAGACAACATTATCAGTAATCTCCACCAAAACAGGTTACTGCGGCTGCCCAATTCGTTGCGCCAATGGCGGCAGACATGCCAGCCCATATGGTATAGCTCGCAGGAATATAAATATCTAATTGCAAAATCAATGTTCCCATCGGCACGGCATTGGTAAAAGCCACGGCGGGCATACTGATTTCACCGATAAAAGCATTATTCGTAACAGTCGTATTGACCCCGCCATTATTGACAAATATTCGTATCGTAGTAGCTGTTGATGTGCCGGAAGGGGCCGCCGCTGTAGTAGAGGCATACTGGACTCTCGCTTGTCTCACTAATGATCCATTGGCCCCGGCGGTAAAAACTTTTTGTATCGCCGCCCCTGAAGCATCCGTTCCTTCAAAAGCCTTGGTGTTGGTCATGGCCGTAGAAAGTAATACATTCATTACGCCTGCATTAAAGACTTGCGGGAAAACTGGGGTTGCAGTAACGGCCATTAGAGATATCCTCCAAAATTAACTGCGAGATAAATGATTGAACCGGCGTTTCCTAAAGTATTTCCATTGCCTCCCTGCCCCCTAGATAACGGCGTAGTGAGTCCGGCAAGTGAGGTTATGTCAGAATTAGCGCCTGATGCAGCGGCTCCTGTAACAGTGTGGCTATCGGCAGCGACATAATCTACACCGTATACCTTGTCCTCAGCCCCGCTGTCTGGGGCAATAAGAGTTTTAGAGTGGGTAACCGATATAGCCATCAGGGTTTCTCAAAAAGACCGCCGGTAAATTTTGATTAGATATTTAATGTTTATATTCTCCATTTTTTAGTTCATGCCCGCTTTACGTTTTGGGATAATATCTACGGACTTGATCTCCCCTTCCGCATTGTGCGCTGTTACATTCAGTTGCCAGCCTAACGGTGCTTTGCCTTTTGCCGTCGGCATTAATGAAGAAACTTGCATTTTATCCATCATTTCCATCATCTTTTTTTCATACTCCACTCGTCCTTTCCGCTCATTCTCTAAAGCCTTTTTCAATTCATCCACCAAAGTCTTGTAGGATGTTTCATTCATATCCTTGGACGAAGATTGATTGGACAATTTATCTTCCAATATGTCCTTGGACTTTTCCAGCGCCGTCTTTTCTTTTTCGAGTTGTTTAATATAATCTTTAGTTTCTTTCAATTCTTCCGCCATAGTATCCATCTTAACGCTCATGGCATTAGCTTCCTTTTCCATCTGCGTCAATGCCGACAGAAGTTCGTTATACATTTTGACCGGATCAATCGGCTGACGTTTGTTTTTTAGATCAGCTTCTTCTATCGGTTCAAATACGCGGAATCTTTCGGATTTCATTTTGGCTTACCGATAAAGGTTGGATCAATCAGCTTAGCCTTGTCTACATCCAATGCAGGAATTTTATCATTATCCTGTTTCCAGGCGCTACGGAATGTTCGTTCCGGCAAATCTTCCAGTTCACAGATATGGGCATTCATGGCGAATTCCGGCAGGTCTTTTGCCATGATTCTTTTTGCAAATTCTTCTTCGGATTCCACGTAGCCAACTTCAATGACTGCGCCTTGTTTTTTGTATTTGTTGATAATTGGCCTGATTTTATCGTAGGTTAAAAGACCAAACGTAATCTTTTCGCCATCCACAAAAATGTGCGATACCAATCTTGCGCCTTCCATCGGCCAGATCATTTCCATGTGGCCATCCGGCATAGTATAAACGATACGTTTGTTCATTATTGATCTCCGGCAAACATCATGTGCCATTCAGAGGGATCGGCAAAGGCCGCATTTACGGTTGGAGTTGCTCCTTGGATACATTTGAAATCACATCGTGAGGCGCTTATTGTCCCGTCGCTATTAACAGAAACTGATTTATCACTATCAATAGCACTGTTGTTGCTATCTTGAATCCCTGGGATAGCAACATAATCAGCACTGGAAAAAGCAATCGTAAAATTAACACCTATGCGCCCCGTAGCCACATCCGTAATACTGGATACATTGTAAGAAACATCCGAGGTTCCGTTCGTATTGGCATTGACCCAGGCCTTGCACGCCGAAGCATGATATTGTTGTCTGCCGGGAGAAACGAAAGTTGTGAGTGATGTCCCGGTTTCTTGATTGGCTTGGGTCGCCGCCGTTGCCGAGGGTGAAAGCGCTGCAATTTCTTGGGCCACTCTTAATACAGTTGGCACGCGAACATTGTCTGTACCTGCTTCGGCTTCCGCTTGGGTAGCCAGCTCAACCACGCCGGTTACAGTTTCACTGGCCGCTTGTTTGATATTGGTAAATGAAGTTGATGCGCTGACCACATCCGCCAAATTTTGCGCGGCCAGCATGTCACCCGTGCCGCCGCCGGATGCGCCCGTGGCCCCGGTTGCGCCACGAGTACCACTGACTGAAAGCGTCCAGTCGGTTTTTGTGCCGGAACCGCCTACGTTCGTCACATTGACGGTCAAGGTTGTGCCGCTATAAGCCGTAATCTGGCCGTGCATGTAATTGGTCACGTCGGCATTTGAGGTCGCCAACAGCCATTTACCGACATCAAATAATTTCCCGGATTGTGTCGTAAAGACTTTTGAGCCGGTGCCTATGGTCAGACTAGTCGTGGATGTGCCAGCAAATAACCCAGTAGACGAAGCGGCTGCGGCGGCTGATGCGGCAGCGGCGGCGGCATAGGTCGAGGCATTATCAATGTCCATGGATGATGGCCCCAAATCAATGCCGTCCCCTGTCGCGTTTGTGACCAGGAAATAATCTGCCGCGCCAACAATCGTTGACGGCACGGTCATGTCAAAATCATCCGGATCAATATAATCCGGCAGGCGCATTGATCCATCGGCCCGATCACTCAGGCGTTGTGCAATCAAGGTCAACTTATCGAGTGGTTGTTCGACTGCGGTTTCTGCCGGGAGCGGGTCGTTTTCCACGACATCCACAAGTTGGTTAAGCACCGGATCATCCAAGATAACAATATCGTCACCCAACGCCGGGGCCGTAACAAAAGTCACCGTCCCACCGCCGGAAGCGCCTGCGCCGGATACGGTATAATGCGTAGTAATAGTTTTCAGAGTTGCCGCTTGATAAACTTTCAAATCATCTTGTGACCGGAATAGATAGGGGAAGGTAAAGGCGGTTGTGGTGCCGTCGCCTTCGTAAGCTATTCTGACTACAGTTGATGATATGGTCATTTTTGTATTCCAAAATGTTCATTAATAGATTTTTCGGCATGGTCAACAAGTTGCCTGAAACCTGAAAGGTTATTATACGGGAATAATGTCCTGATGGTATGTATATCTGATTGGTTCATCTCATTTTCAGGTATATCTTCACCGATTAAAGCGGCAGATATATTACCGGCAGCGCCAACAATGGAAGAGGCCGTGCCGAAAGACGGCCCCAACAATGCACTTACAACATTGCGTGAGGCATATCGGCTTATGGGTTTACCGCCGACAATGCGTGATAATCCTATGGAACCACGCGATGCTTTTTCAGCAATATTATTTACTTCAAAAAACCATGATGTTACACCGGAACGATCTACCCCTTCTTTAAGCCACTGCACAGGATCATCGCTCAGTTCATGACCTGCATCCCATGACTTGACGGCATAAGATAACATGCCAAGAGAAATAGACAGCCATAATCCGTTTAGAGTCGCAGCATCGGCCTTTTGTAAATTCATTAACAACATGCGTTGTGTGCTGGCAAAAATAAACGCCTTGAATTGCAATATCAGTTGGCCTAAAACACCATGTTTACCTCTGGCCGTCAATGGCACATCCAGCCCCGGCGTCAAGATAGTTCGTTCCACGTCGCGCAATAATGCAGTTTCAAAAGCCAGTAATGCCTTTTTTCCTTGAGGCGTCCTGTCCCATTCTGTCGCGTTAGAAAGTAAAAGTCCGCTTTCTTCTGAGCCGTGTTTTTTAAGCTGTTCGGCAATTAATTTTGAATCTTCAACGGAAATACTTGCGGCCCGCAAATAAGTGGATTCTTCTTTTGATATTACCCCGGCAACTTCATCCAATACATTTTTCAATAATCTACCTTGCGACACGGCCCCAGCGATTTGTTTCATTGCTGTATTCCACGGGGCGTTCAATGAAACCATGCCAAAAGTATCAGAGATTGCTCCGAGTATTCTTTCAGGCACTGAATACCGCCCAAATTCATCTTGTATGTCGGCCAAAGATTTTGCGCGGCTGTTCATCACCATATCAGTTGCCGCACCCAATCTTGACCGTGTTTTGGCATCTAGTTTAAAAGTCTTGAAATTACGGATCATGGGTATTAACGCATGTTTAAAAAGGCGCGTAAACCCATGTACCATTACCGGCTGCGCTATATCTGGCAGCGAAGTCAGAGTAACGCCGCCCATCATACGCACAAAATTAAGTTCCTTAATAGATCGGCCTGCACGGTATGCCCAACTTTTTGGATCGTGTGGCAATCCGTAAACACCGCGCATCTGATCCAACATGGCGAGGATGTCTTCAATCGCAGCATCACGCTCTTTACCAAGTGCTTCAGCTTCCTTGCCACTGGCCTTCCTGATCATTTGTTCATACTCGCGGCGGATTGCATCACGCTCCATCTTAAATTCAAAATCTACGGGGGCGTGATTAGTCTTTTGCCAGCGGGCAATTTCAATATCTGGTGCCATGCTCCGCGTATAAATTTTTGCCAGTGTTTCAATATCGCTTTCTAAGTCTTCTTCAATTATGGCATCGTCAATCAGAAATACGCGCTCATGCAAAGGCTTTGCCGTCATTATATTTCTTTGTCCTTTCTTGCCTGAACCGGGGATGGTCATATCATATGGTAAGCGCCCTCCTGGGATGCCTTCTATTCTTGAGACAAGCTGTTCTGCTGTATCGAAAAATTCTTGTTCTTCAGTATTAATTGAGAACAAGTCTTTTACATTTTGTTTCCTGCGCTCAATGAGTTCTTTTACTTTTTTATGAAGATGTTCACGTATGTCTTTTGTAGCCTTTCTGGCCGCAACCGAAGCTGCTTTTCTTGATTCTGTTGCGACAGATTGCCTTATCTCTTTCAGGGCACGTATTATACTATCTTCCGGGGTTTCATTGGCACGCATTTCTAATTGATTTTTTATAGCTTTCGCAAATGCCTTTTGTGCATTTCCCATCGCCTCTATTTTCGCAGACTCGATTGCCTCGCGCCCTAGATTTGCGGCAACATCACTAACATCTTTTGCTATGGGTGGAGGAATTTCTTTAATCAAGGCCATTAATTCAGCATCATTACTATTCTCAATTTCTTCAGTAATTTCCTTAATTACTAAAGCTCCAGTTTCGTCTGCCGTGGCCTTTACTTCCTGTTCAATATCTTCAGATACTTGTTTGCCGAGTTTTCTTAAATAAGAACTGCGCGAAGAAAGCTCAGCAAAATTTTTAATTTGCTCATCTGTTTTTGGCGCTGATCTTAATTCCACCAATCTTTGGTCTAACAAAGTTAATGCTTCGTTTATACGTTTGTTTGCTTCATCTTTTGCAGATTTATAGGAAACATCAAATATTGAATTGCTGATAGACCGTATCTCTCCTTTACTGACAGAGATATCATTTTTAATGGTTTTTATTTCTTCTTCAAACGGTGCGGCTCTTCCCGCCGCGTCTTGTTGCCGTTCCTTAAAATAAGTAACTGTCTTGTTAATAAAATTCTGACGATATGGCTGTCTTGCCAAACGCGGTAGATTATAAACCCGGTTTAGATAACCGATTGCCGTTTCCGGCATAACACCTTCCGGCAGAAGCCCAAGATTAACCGCTTCGTCTAAGATTGGTTTGTATAAATTATCAGAAAAGTATTTAGCTGTATTAGAGACTTCTGGTATAGAGTGTTCATTGCCGCGCCGCATGGCCTTGCCTACTTCAATATTAAATTCTTTTTGACTGAATTTATTTGAATATTTCCCGGCCAGTTTAGCTGCGCCAATACCTACAATATCGCCAAATTTTTTACTCCTGCCTTTAATATATTGCACATATTGATCATCTTTATAAACAAGCGCATTGTATAACATCTTTTGATAAGTCCTGACATTGGCATAAATAGAACGCGGGGTGGCTATCCCTTCTGTGTTTTTTCCGATAATTAAAGGAACTTCAGCAATTTCCTGCGTCATCTCTCTGACGAGTTTTGATTTTCTGGTAAGCCCCCTTAATATAGGGTCTTGCTGTTTAGTCACAGCCAAAACAGCTTGCATGGCTTTGTTAGGAACCTGTAAACCTTCTTCGGATAGAGTCGTGGTCGCTGCTCTTGCCGCGCCGACAGAATCAACATTAAATTCCATCTCTATGCCTTTGGCTATATCTTCAAGGCTTTTGCCTTGTTTTGCCAATGCTTCTCTGACAAAACCCAATGAGCCGCCAAGGATACCGCTTAACATCGTGCCGACGGCTATATTGGCCGCGCTTTCGCCCCATGTCCGTGTATATTGTGATTGATGTAACCCGGCTTCTTGGGCGGATATACTTAATGCGCCTACTCTAGCTGTGGTCAAGGCGTTTTTAAGGATTGAGCCGCCCTCACGATAGGTTTTCCATGCAACCCCGCCGACTGGCACCCATGCCAGCGGGTCGGTTATCCCGGCGACGATGCTTGCAGCCATTGCTGGATAACCACCGGCGCTGAGATTCACCCGGTCTTCGCGTTCTCTGTCGATCTGTTTTTTTATCGTTTCTACTTCATAATCTGAATTGGAAAATGCAAACTGATTGGCCTCCATTGCGTATTCAGGCGATAGATTTGAGATTGGATCATAATTTTTATTAAAAGGTTCTTTGCTCATTGATGATACGTTGGCGCGGGCAGAAGCTACGTTATTCCACATCCTGTATGCTTCTGGAACCGTATCATTCCAAAACTCAGGCGTGTAATTTACATCAGGGTTAATGCCCATCATCTGTCCTTTACTGGTTATTTCATTTTCATTCAGAAACGGCATTATGGCCCCCACATGAACTCAGGTGGAGCCGGAGTAATGTCTGCGCCTTCGCGCATGGATTTTGCATGTGCCTTGGATTTTTCCATCTCGAAATCAATCTCTTTCTTTTCTGGACTTTGATAAAAATCAGGCATCCACGGTTTAGGTTGCATAAATATCGCCCCATCCTCGCCATGCAAACCGATAAAATACAATGGTCTGCCATCGGCAGACATGTGCCGTGGGTCTTGTTCGATTATAATCCTATCATTAATATTTTTAATCTCTCCGCCAAAAGCGTCTTTATTTATATCAGAAAATAGCTGCTCTTTTATCCATTTGCTGTTTTCGTTCAAGGATAACGAAGGAATGCCATAAAAAAGTTCCGGGGCATATTTCATAAAATGTCTTCCTCCGATATTAGTCGCCCCCCATGTACTACGTACCGCATTAAAACCAACAGACAACGCCGTATTAATGTCCCCATGCTGGATATAATCTTCCATTGCCAGAATCTTCATTTCCTCTACCATCGGCCCCAGCACATCAGGATTGCTTCTTAAAAATGGGGACTCCATCCAGCCTTCATCAATCTTGTTATCAAGATATTTCTCCAATGGCGCATCCTTGATAATTTTCTCAAAAGCAGCGCCTCTGGATTTCCTTTCGGCGTCACTTACCCTTCTGGACTGTACAGCACGTTCCACGGCATCTTTAGGCTTGTCGCCATAGCGCGTATAATCCAGCACTTGCTTTGCGAAAGATAATTGATTTTGCGGTATTTGTTGCGCCAGTTGCGGATTCTGGCTTGATAATTGTTCAATAATTTCCGCTGCCGGTAGTACATTATCCGGGTTGGATGAATTGATATTGGCAGATATTTCTGAAATCATGGATTGCGGAATAACTCCGATACGGTTCACATAATAAATGGCCTTCTCAACTTGTTCCTCCGGCTTCCAAGTCTGCACCATATTTTGATAATGCTTATCCACGGCCTTTTTAATATCTGCGTCATTCGGGTCTAGCGGTATGCCATATTGAAAAGCCTGATTAACAACCAGTATCGGCATGATTTCTTTAGCGTATTGTTTTATTACGGCATCACTGGATTCGGAAAGCGCCAGCCATTTACTCAAAACATCTCCAGTTTCTCCGTATTTCTTCCTGAAATCGTCAGCTGCTGGTTGCCCTTTTTCGCCGCGACCTATAGCCAGCGCCAGATCAACATATTCGCTTGTCTGCTTATTGGATTGTATCGTATTAATGTTAGCATCAGATTTTTCTGAAAGCTGCAACCACCTAGCAAGCGCCTCATTGAGATTACCGTATTTCTTCTTGAATAAATCAATATCAGCCTGCCCTTTTTCTCCCCGGTCTACAGCCAGCGCCAGATCAACATACTCATTATTCATTTGCGCGGTAAATATTTTATCTCTTTCTGCTTCTAAACGCGCCGCCTCCTGCTTTTGATAATTGATATTATTCTCTGCTATGCCGAGCAATTTACCGTATTCCGATGCAGGTATGCGCTTCTTGAAATCTTCATCTTGTAATGCAGAAAAAACATCTTTTGCCGACTGTATTGAATTGGCATTGGAAATCATGCCTTCGGCTTGGTTAATGGAAAGATCATCAGAAAAATCCTTATACATCGCGCCCTTGACGGCATCGTTAACTGGTAATGAATTTATATAATTACCCATAAACTCAAGGGAGGATAAATATTTTGATGGGTCAGCGCGAGTTTGATTGAGATAAATATTCTGTGCTTTACTAACATCATTAGATAGCTTCTTCGATTTTGCATCTGCTTCATAAACAATAGCATTTGATGAGAAACTATCCTCCATTTTAATCAGGGCTATCTCAAGTTCCTTGCGCGAATGTTCCGTAGGGGCGCTTTCAACCAGTTTTTCTGCTGCCGTATTAAATTGCTGTTTGAAATTATTGGTAAAACCATCTCCATATGGATAATCTTTTTGCGATTCCAGATAGTATTGATTTTGTGTGCTATGTAATTCCGCTAATGATTTATTAGCCCACAAAACCGCATCTTCTTCCTGTTTTAGCCTTAATTTTTCTTCTTCTTCTTTTCTGCGCCGTTCCATTTCCGCGCTGATTTCACCAAATGAACCGCCTAAGTTATGAAGTGCATACGCTGAATATCCTCCAAAATCCCCCGCATTGGCCTCGCGTCCGGTCGGAGCATTCAGCGGTATATCGGTCTGTGTTTCGTAAGTGCGTATATTCGGCATCAGCCCGTTCTCGTTAATTTGGTCGGATTGTAAATATTATAAAGAGCAGTGCCGCCTTTCAGTAATTCATCCACGGCGGAGATATATCCTCCTGTCCGCGCTCCTGATGCTGCAAAAGTATCCAGCGTTGCCGTATTGGTATAACCACGCGCCGCCAATTCTCCTTGATGGCGGATAGTGAGCGCATCAAGTTCGGCGTTCGCCGCCGATTCTTCGAGAACATCCAAGGGCGTGCCTTCGAGCGTGACGCCGGATGCGCCGTATCCGGCCCGTGCGCCGCCAATAGATTTACGGGCGAGGATACGTTGCCGCCGTTCATTTTCCGCTGCGGCTTGACGCGCATAGATGGCGTTGTTGCTGGCGACTTGTGCATTATAGTCTGCGGCATTGGCTTGAGAGGATGCTTGACGAATCGTGCCAATAACACTGACAACCGTTCCGATGACTTGTAATACCGGCAAGATAGGGGCTAATGCTGCCATTCTTTCACTCTCGCATAAAGGACGGCATTAGAGCCGTCCGGCCAGTAGCCTGTTAATACATCTGCTTCTTTCCTGAACCCCAGCAGTGTAATCCATTTGTGCCCTTTACTGAAATTCTCATCTACTACGGCTTCTACGCGCCGCAACGGGCAGACTTCCAGAAATCGTTTGATGGCATTGTGGACGGACAAAAATTCATGCCTCATGCTTCTATCCAGAATGGCCCATGCCTCACCCCGGCCCTCCCAATAGGGAATGACGCCGGAACACCCTACAATCCGCCCACCGACAACCCCGGTAAACGACCACGGTGAATTTCCAAGCGCCTGGAAATGCTCACTGGTAAAGAACTTGCTGAATTTCATATCGGCATTTTGCCGTTCCAGTTCAGCCACGTGCTCCGGCATAAAACGGATAACCTCAATCATAACCTGTCCTGTATCGTGAGTTGCGGGGCAATCGCCAGAATCATGCCCGGTGTCGGCTGGTCTTGCCGCCAGCAGAATTGATTGTCCATATCGTAATCAAAACTGACTGTTTCCGAGATAATCCCGCTGAATAATCCAGGTGGTTGATTAGCGGCGTCCGCTGATGTGCGGAATATTACCTCATCAAGATTGTCAAAGTCCTTGCCAATTTTAAGCCCAAGTGTGCGATGCAGCATCATGGCGACGCGGTTAATTCTTCGGGTTTTGCCGATGGCCGTACCATCCTGCGCCCCGGATTCCGGTCTTAATAATTGCCCGTCACTGTTATAATTATAACCGACATGCACCAAAGAGGCCGGACTCGCCAACGTAATTGCTCCCAACACCACAACTTCATCCGTTAAAACGGCGCCATCCGCAAGGATACTCACGGTTTCACCTTCCAGATGAAATAGCCCGGTAACGGTCGTGACGGTCATGCGCCACGCGCTTGATGCTATCACTGATAAAGAAGGCCACGCGACTTGTATGGTTGCCGTCACCACCGTTCCTGATGTATAGCCGGTAATTTTGGCAATGGATTTATAATTAACGCCGTTCAATCTGTAGGGGTAATGGATATAACGATCCACGTCGCCTGCTACAAAAACGCTTGACCCGGCGGTAAAGGTTACGCCGGTCGTACCCTTGACGTTCGCCCCGGTTCCTGGCGTCAACGTGGCGGCAATCGTATTATTCAGGGTCAATCCGGCGTCCAGAAAAAAGGCTTCTTCCTGTAAATCATCATCTTCAAAAAATGGCGTCATGTATTCAATAAATCGTTTGGTGCTGCCATTGATATAGCGTTTGACCACCAGCCAGACCTCATCGTGATCGGCCCCCACGGAAGGAATGATAGCCACGCTTTCTACAATGGCATTATTGCCCAGTGCATCACTCACGCCGCCAAGGATGTGTCTCGCCCAGCCCACGCGCAGGCTGTCCACGGCACGTTCATAGGTGGAACTAATCAACACGCCATCGCTTCTGACATACCATAACAATGATTGCGGATCGGTCATGGAGGCTGAATCCACAATGCCGCCTTGGGTAATGTGTTCAGATATTTCAGTCAGATCGGAAGATTGGAAACCATCCACATCAAAAAAGTAATTGAGTTCCCTGACCTTGTGCCCAGTGCGTTGCACAAAAACAGCGGCTTTGCCGGAATGGATGGCTTGCAAATTGGCGCTTCCATAAAAGGTTGTCGGTTGGGCATTAATACTGGTCGGCGTCAGGGCTTCGCCAAGATTGGAACTGCGGATAATCCATTCGCCCGCCACCGTACCGGCAAAGAGTCCTTTTTCATCGCTAATCAACCATCGAATGTTATTGACACCATTGGAGTTTAAGGTAAAGGCAAGCGCATTACTCGCGATTACCGTGCCATCCGTCCCAGATGGGGCGTAATTTTCGTAATCGCCTGAATTGCTGGCGTCGAGACGCAAAGGCGCACCTAAGGCACCGCCGAATACCAATCGATCTTCATGGAAAGTTGAGCATGAAGGATAGCCGGTCGTATCAGACCAAACACCCAGTCTCCAGTTGGTTTTTGCATTGGTATTGGTAAGCGTATTGATCACCGTTACCATGATCGATGTAGTTGTGGCACGCGCCGTAATCAACACATAACCCCAAATTGTTCCTTGTTGCAGGCGGATTAATCTCCCAACATCCGTAGTTTGGAAACCAGTATCACTATTAATCCCGGTAACTGCTGAAGCTGTAATGGTTACCCCGGCCCCGGTTGCGGCGCTTGGCGTCAAGGTTGTCGTCGTCGTATTCGTCGCTAAATATGGCCCATCCAGAAAAGTAATGGTGGAAAGCGTCCAGGCCGTATGCCCGGTACGCGTGAGTTTGCGCGGCGCATAGGAGGGGTGGGTGATGTAAAGCACATCGGCTGATTGCGTGAATTTAAGCGTAAAGAGATCGGCGGTCAGATAAGGCGTCACTACCTCATAGATTTCCCCGATAGTCCCGCCGCTCACATAGGTCGTATAGGTGGTGCTGTTGATGCCGGACAATTCAAAGGTATTGGCCCCGGCATTGACATTGGCTACCGTAAATTCACGGTTATTCACTTCCGCCATGCCGAGAACTCCGGTAATAAGGATACGGTCGCCATTGGCATACGTATCCGCTCCGGTATAAGTGACAACTGCGGTAGAGGCTTTAGTAATATCCGTAATCGCTTGAGTCGTTAATGTTACCGAGGCATTGTCTTTGAAAATGCGGATATAGAGATTGCCGAATTCAATGATATAGGCTTGCGTTACAGAGAATTCAAAATTGACAACCCTTGTTGCCAAACTGCTGTTTTTGACTTCTGCGGCAAATTTGGTTCCAGGGCGGCGTATCAACCCGCCTTGGATGGTCGGGTTATAATTCAGACAGGTCGCAAGTCCGGTGTTATAACGGGGATGATCTACGCGACCATAGGCCAGCGGGCTGAATTCCCCCGCCCCAAAATTTGATTGCAGCGGCGAGCTTCTTGCCATTATATCCTCGCAGTTATCCAGCTATCTTCAGGCAAATCCTCTGCTGTCTTTTCTATCGCATTAACGCGCCGTGCTTCACGGATAATTAAAACATAGTCCCAAGCAAGGCCTGATTGAGTGCCAATACTGCCCTTCTTGGTATTGCTTTGCGTGATTTCTTCGCATAATTCATAGGCGATTTTAGAGGACAATGCCTCTCTGAACAGCGCATCCATTTCATTCGGATCAGTCACTTGAGAAACGTAACGTATATTAAGCGGCGCGGCATCATTCGTGCGTAATATGCGTCCTTCTATCGTCCAGTCCAGATCGGCCAGATTGTCAAAGCGATCACGGGGGAGCAGGCGCAAAAAATCAGAAGGCAACTGAAATTCATTATCAAAGTAAAAAAGCGGTTCAGATGTGAGTGCCGGAAGTTGCGCCCGCTTAATGGAAAAACTCCACGGATGGGCGCGAAGTTCGGCATCACGTATAGGGGCATAGGCAACATTACAAGACCTGGCATTGGCCGAGTCTTGTGTTAAAGAGACAATTCTCCCGTCCCCTAATTTTTGCAGGGCGCGGTTACAGATTTCTGTTTCGCTGCTCATGTCCCACGCAGAACCTCAATCAAAAAAGGGCGCGAAGTGCGCCCTTTCAGTATATAACAATTTTCAAAGAATTAATCTTGCTGTTGTTATTGGCGCACTTCCTCCCAGACCATGCCGAAATTACCTACTGTGGTCGTCGCTGTGGCTGACGCCGAGATTGAACACCATGCGCCAGGCGGGACAATCATCAACCCGCCGATGTCCACCCAATGCACGCCATTGTTGTCTACAGTTAAAGCGCCGGTATGTAAATCTCCAAAAGGCATCAAGAAGGTTCCGGCGGCTACCGTCGTTCCTACTCTGAAAGTCGAGCAAGCCGGTGAACCGCCGCCAATCAAACAATTCGTAATGCTGTCTATGGCAGTAGTCGATGTCGGCGCAGCAGTTTGTCCGGTGCCGCCTGTTAATCCAAGAACAGCAGCTACCGTGGTGACTACCGATGTCCCCCAGCTAACCGCAAGAATTGAGGCATTGATCCCTGATCCTGGCGGGTTCCATAACAGTGGCCCGCCCGTACCAGCGGCAGTGGTGAAAATAACCGGCGCGGTAACAATGGCCCGTGCCATATAGAGATTGCCGCGTGCCGCCTGTTCATAATATTGCCCATGTAGATTCTGTATTACAAATGCACTTTCCTTAGTAGCGCGGGGGGTGGTTAATGACCCGTCGGCTGACAGCGCCGGGCCAACACGGGTGACAACTTGGGCAGTATCTAACGATGACATAATCTTTAATCCTCAGTTATGCAATAGGACTCGTTTCTTTGGTCTGCAAATACATCTTGATGGCTTCCAGACCGAGAAGTACATCCATCTTTTTGGTATAAATCGTGTCGGAAACGCGCAATTCGATGGCCTCCGATGATGTGTTTGCGCCTTCCGTGACTTGACTGGGGAAGTGTTCACCAAGAATTACACTGTAGAATCGATCAGCCATAGATTACACCGTGTATTTGACTTTCATGGAAATCGTCCCGGCGGCGGTCACATCATTCACCGTCACGCATACATCATAATCAATCATGGGATCGGCACTCAATACGGCGGCCCCTTCCCAGACCCTCTTTTCAACCTTGTCAATGTCTGTTACGGTCGCAAGATTAAGTTGTTCGGTAAAGACCGTGGCGCTGGAAATGTCGGTTGCCGTAGCGTAATAATCTGCGTCAACCACCGCCCCGCCATTCGCGGCGGTCTTGTAAATACCTATATCACAAGAACTCGCCCCAGTAATGGCGTCTGAAGCCAGTAAAATACTGGTAATGCGCGCATTGCTGGGTATGCGACATAAACGATAGACCGAAGAAGCATCATCAGCCGCCAAGGTTTCCACCGTGCCAACAGCCTCATACAATGGGCCTTTGGCGATATAATCACTGGTCAATGCCGTCGGAGTTGCATCGGCATTAGTGATGAAAGTTGATTTAGTGTTAGCAACAGCCATTATTTTATCCTCGTATTAAACCACATATTTCAATTTCATGGATATTGTACCTGCCGCCGTCACATCGTTTACGGTGACGCAAATATCGTAATATCGCATCGGGTCTACCGTCAATGCCAGCATTTCCCACAGGCGGTATTCGACCTTGGCAATATCGGTAGCGGTAGCCTCCAACAAATCTTCTGTGAAAACGGTAGCTGCAGCGGAAAGATTCACGTCCGTTGCAAACTGATCGCCAGTGCCCACAATCGCCCCGCCATTCGCAGCGGTTTGGTAAACGCCTATATCGGAGGTGGTAGCCCCGCTAATGGCATCCGTCCCCAGCAGGATTGAAGTAATCCGGGCATTGGACGGAACACGCGCCATGCGATAGACCGAAGAAGCATCATCAGCCGCCAAGGTTTCCACCGTGCCAACAACTTCGTATATTTGGCCCTTGGCAATATAACTGTTGGTCAACGCCAGCGGGTTAGCATCGGCATTGGTAACGTGGGTGGACTTGGTATTAGCGACAGCCATGTTTAATTCTCCACGTTAAGCTATCTGTAATGTACGTTGTTTCAAAATATAATTTGTCCTATGCATATCCAGACAAGTTTTACAATCGCGCCCACCTTTTAATTTTAGATAGGTATTTTCATGTGTAAATTCATGGCCACGCTTGCAATGAGTTTTTGCTCTATTGGTTTCTCCGCGCCTTGGTATTGATTTCCACTTAGCAATGATTTCTTCAATCTTTGCTTGTCGTCTTGGAGATAATAAAGAATAAAGCGTCATCATCAAGCCAATGGCGCGTTTACCTGAAATATGCAATGAATTATAAAATATTTCTTTATTAGTGCCCCAATTCTTGAATTTATAGAATTTTCCACCAATAAGTTTATGTACTTTCTCAAGAGGCCATATTTCCTTTTGCGCAACAGATATGTTTGGTGTTTGTCCCCACATAGAGAAACATCCTTCTCCGTCGAGAAAACCGGCTAACCAATAAATATCATTTGTCGCTAACATATTAATTTAACTACGATAACTTTCCACATTATATACTTTGTTTTCCTCAAGCCTAGTCGCGCCCATCGTCATCTTGACATACGCCTGCCACGGTTCTGATTGCAGGTCGTTACGCACGGAGATGGAGGTATAAATATCATTCCAGACACCGAGGTGCATACCGGACTTGGCCCATACCGGGACATTGACTTCGTTCGTCCCTGCGGCCACGGTTTCAATCAATTCGCAATAAATGAAATTCATGCCCAGGAAACTGACCAGTCTGCCTGCTTGCAGAACGGGCACGTCCCTCTTGTTGAAATCAGAAGATACAATCTGTATATCAGACATCAGATTGGATTCATCTTTTGCAGTCAACCCGACATAGACAATATCATTGTCGAAATCAACGAACTGGGAGCGCATTAATTCTTTTACTGCGAGAAGTTTGGCGACATTCAGGCGTGAATTCGCGCCACCGACGGCCACGTCAATTTCATTGGCAGCGGTAAAGATGGTGCTACTGGCACCGGCAACGCCAGTCTTCGCGGAGGCCGTAATCGCGGTAATAATTAATCGATCTTTTTGCCTGCCTGCGGCCATGACCGCATTTTGGACATAACTACTTTCGGGGTCAGTCAACAGACGCAATTTATCGAAGGAATCAATCAACTGTGGCAAATCAAAATCGCTCGGCGTTACCCACCGGCGCGAGAGCGCGGCATCTACACGCGGCATCGGTGCGAACCGTGTCGTGACGGCTTGCATTTCAATGGCACCAATCTGATCTACGGGCGAGGCCGATGTGCCGACATAACTCCCTGTAGTGACAGCATTGGCGAGCATGGAGCCTTTCTGCTGGAGCAGAAGGTCTATGTTGGTGGAATATTGCTGGACATACCAGTTCGGTACATTGACGGACATAGCCATCTCCAAAAAGAGTTAAACAACAACTGTTTTCGAGTCAGCTTGTCCGCGTGATGCGGGGCTTCTTCATGCTCATGCGCAGAGCGGCGTGCCTGCTTTCAGGCTGTCAGCGGGTCAATAACGATTGTCCGCGTTGTGCTGTTTACTGCAACAACTTATGGATTTCTCCGGTTGTTGGAATAACTGTAGACTTTAATTTTTAGCTTGTCAAGCAGAGTCGGGCCAAGCCCATTTATTGAGCTGCTCCATCTCTAACTTCGCCTGTACGTTGCCGGAGGTATACCGCTTCACAAAATCCTTGTCTTGGCGTAACAAACTGATTTTGCGTTTGGCCTGTTCTGGGGTCAGTATGCCTGATCCGAAATCATGATCGGTTTCGCCGGTGATGAAATCCGCCTCGCCCATCTTGGCGCCGAGGTTATAGATAAATTCCATCGCCCGCCCCGGCCCCATCGCCGTGCGCAGACCCAAAAGATCATCTTTAGTTAATCCGAGCGAAGTTGCGGCCTGATCTACGATTTTAGTATTCTGCTCGTAAGCCGCCCCCCACTTGGTTTTCAGTGCGCCAACCGCTTCATCGGCGGCAACTGTAGATTTTTGCGTTTCAGCGTCTTGTGTCGTTTTGACAAAGGCATTCCAGTCCGTTGCCAGCCCTTCGGCTTGTTTAGATGATAGGCCGTGCTTATGGAACCACGTCGCGGCTGTCTTGGAAAATGCCGCGTCTTGGCCTTCTGGCACCGGGATTTTGTAGCCGTCCGGTTTTTCCGGACGCCCCAGCCGATTGTAAATGGCATCCATTTCGGTGCCTTCGAGTTTTTCCGGCAGCTTGATAATGCGTTCTGCCGGGACGCCGTGGAGTTTTTCAAGGTTCTGGTAACTCGTTATCACATCGGCGTTGCCTTTCCAGCCTTTCTTTTCGACAAATCCGAGTGTTTCTTGGGGTAATCCGTCCGTCCATGCTGGTGGTGTTGCGGTGGTGGTGGTCGTTGTGTCTTGTGTAGTTGTCGCAGATGCGGCTACGGTTGCTTCAGGCATGATTTATTCCTCTTTGAATTGTTCAGTATAAAGAGAACTAAGTATCTAGGTTTCTTCCATAAAGTTTATACAACTGATCTTCGGTCAATCCAATATGTTCCATCAATCTTAACCAGACCTCGCGCCGCCCGTCCAGTCTGGCGGCGAGATAAGGGTCAGGATTGAAAGTGCTCTTGTTGGCGCGACAAAAACGCGCCAAATCTTTCAATACTGCTTCTCCATCCGGCCCGGTGAAAACTGCAATATACGCTTGCCTCCGGCCCCTGAGAAAGTTTTTTACAATATCAGGTATCGTCATGCCTTGGCAAGCGCGGCCCCGCCTTTCATGGTCGCTGCAATACCGGGCAGGGCTTGGCTAAGTTCCGCCGCCTGTTTGGCTTGGGCGCGCCCATCACGGATAGTTTGAATCGCTTCTACTGAGCGCATCCAGCGCGTCGGCACGCCGTTAATGTCCGACATTTCCGGGATGATAGTGTCCCAGTCGTAATGATCCAAAGGCGTCGGGTCTTGCGTGACTTCGACGATACGCAGTGTCGCATCCATCGAGCGTATCAACCCGGCGGCCTCGCCGGATCGCTGAATACGTGATAACGGTGAATCGAACACGATCTTGTATTCGCCACGGGCCTCAATCAGTTCCGGCGGCATCGGCGGGACCAGGCGTTGCTCATACAGCACATCAAGTTCTCGTTCGAACATCGGCCCCAGATATTCCGATTGTTGGCGGCCCAATACCGGGGCCAGTAATATCCCCTTTTCCCGCGCTTCCTCGATGACTTGCGTTGCCGTCTTTTGCGGTGAGTCCACCAATATCCTGAATAAAGTCACCAGAAAGGCATCGTTGATAATGGCCCGCTCATCATCCATCAATTCCTTGCAGACGGCGATATTTCCGGTCGGGAGTGTACCGACCAAAGCGCGGCCTTCCGCCGACATGCCCCCCGCAATCACGGAACCAGGGCGGAGACTTGCGGTATCCAACACCCCGTCATCGTGGGTGAGTAATATCGGGTCAACTTGCCGGTGTCCTTGTTTTAACAGGGTTTTCTTTTCCTCATTGAGCGTCTTGATGGCGGGCAGCACATCCATCGCCGGAGAACGCCCATAGACCTCATTCGGTGCCTGTTCATAACGGGAAATGGCATAGGGGAATGATTGATATCCGCCTTCTTCCATCATCTTTTTGCCTTCAATTAAGACATAATACGAGGCGATGGGCATGCCTTTATAATCGCGCCGTTCCGGATCGCGTTCTTTTCTCGGCTTGATGCAATGGAGTAAAAATACACTGTCTTCAGGATTGGCGCTAAATCTGCTCTTGAGATTTTCCGGTAATTGTCCGGGCCAGCGTTGTTCGATCTGGCGCAGCGTCAATGAAAAATAACGGATACATTTGTCCACGATGCCCTGGTGGTTCTCGAAAAAATAGATTTCC